CGAGGCAACGTTGCGGCGCAACACTGAACGGGTGAGGAATGGTCGGTTTTCTGCCCACATCGGCCTCGGGACCGGCGCCCCAGTCAAAAAAAACCGATGCTAGTTTCGAAGGACCCGATTCCGGTCAGACTGTAATGATGCTGGTCCGCGGGGTCTGCTTGGGGGGGCCGGGCTGTATCCACCTCGGCGAGCTCGTCCTCGCCGGAGAGACTCCCGGCGGCAACGGCTGAGTCTTTTGGTGGAGCAAATCGTGGGCCTCTTATTGTTTTTCAATCGCAAATGAGGAGCGATTGTGCTTGACCGGACCAAGCAACGCTGAACGCGTGAGCTTTCTTGACGCAAACTCGCGCGATGGGCATCATCGCCAGTGACTGAGCAAGGTGCTCGGTCGACGGTGGTCACAGGGTGACCGCCCGCAGTTTTCCGGAAGAGGGCGCATGCGCGGCGAGCACCGTGCACGCCGATCGAAATGCTGAGCAAGGCGCTCGGCGAAAGGTCCAAATGGATCCCATCAAAGTCAGTCTCTACGTATCGACCGAGGCCGCGTTGTCGCACGGGCGCGCGGCGTCCGGATTCACCGATTACACGCTCACCGACGACGACGTGACTCGCATGTCCTCGCTCGCGCGCAAGTGGCTTGTCAGAAATTACGACAAGGCGCTCCACGTCGACGTGCCCGACTCGGCGCACGTGCTCGCGGCGCTCGAGGCGTATGCTGCCAAAGCGGAGGAAAGCGCTGCGCAAAACCGCGGGCGCCGTGAGGAGATCATCGCTGCTGTCCTCGCCGCGCCATTCGAAGCGTGGCTCGTTGAGCGTTACAGCGAGCTCTTTGTGGACAGCTATCCTCGGGAAGTCGACTACATGCCGCTCGGTGCAAGCAGTATCGAGGGTGACGATCGTGTGCGCGCGCGCCGCGGAGAAGTCGAAAAGTCAACCCTCTTCCGCGACCGATTGGCGCAGCACGAGCAAGCCAAGCGTGAGGAGGCGGAGCGCGCAGCAGCGGAGAAGGTGCGCGAGGCGCAGATCAAGGAGGCGGCTCGCTCGGCGCTTCGCGAGATCGCCGCTCGCTACGACGACTTCGCACGCGCGGCGAAAGACGGCTACCCCGTCGAGCAGCAGGTGCTCGACCGCCTCGCCGAGGAATTCGCCGCTCGCGTCGATTCCCCGCATATCGCGATCGACAACAAGACGTGGAAGGAGCCAAAGGATCGCGCCGCGCCGTCGCTCGAAGCTTTCGCGCTGCGCGAGGCTGCGTGCCGTGCTGCGAATGAGACGCTGCCGACCGCGCTCGGCAAGTGGGACGTCTCGCGCATTGTGCGCCTCGACGCGTGTCCACACGACGGCGAGCACAATTACGTGACGGCGGTCCTCGCCACACTGGAGACTCCGATCGGCGATCGGCAAGTCACTTTCAGTCTCGAGTCGCTCGAGTGCGAGCACGAAGAGGACGACTGAATATGAGTTCGGTGATGATGGAGAAGTTTCGCTTCAGGGCGTGGCAGTGGTTCAAGATCGCCTTCGTTACAAGGGTCGAGCCATGAAGCGCGCTGCCCCGCTCGAGTCCGGCATGATTCGCCGCGCCTATCGCGTGCGACTCGAGCCGACGGCCGAGCAGCGCCGAGAGCTCGCGCGATGCGTGGGCGTCGCGCGAGCCGCTTTCAATTGGGCGCTTGCCGAGTGGCGCCGCCAGTACCGCGCTTACAAGCTCGCCGAGAAAGCGCCCGCTCGCGCTCTGCGGCTACTCGCGCGCTGGCAAAGCCCGCTCGCCGAAGATCCGAGATGGCAGGGTGGCGACAATCCGAAGCCGAACGGCTTCGCGATCCACAAGCGCTTGACCGCGATCAAGCGCGAGCAATTTCCGTGGATGACCGATGTGCCGGCGCTGGTCGTGCGCGAGGCGGTGGGGGACGTCGGGGCCGCCTACGAGCATTTTTTTCGTCGGTTAAAAGAAGGCGCTGTCGGCCGCGAAGCCGGCGAGCCGCGCTTTCGTTCGCGCCACCGCCGCAAGTCGTTTCACATGGACCAAGGCGACGCCATCAAGATCGCGCGGTTCGTCCGGGCCGATGAGACGACGGGCCGGCACGCGGACGCGATCGTCTTGCCCGTGCTGGGCTCGGTGCACGTCCACAAACGACAGAACGGCTTTCTGCCGGCCGGCGCTAAACTCTGCGGTGTCGGGATCTCGGAACATCTCGGCCTTTGGTACGCCGCCGTGAGAGCCGAGGTGCCCGCGCCCGCCCCGCGACGAAAGCGCATGGCCGAAAAACGCCTAGGAGTCGAGGTCGGCGTGAGAAGTCTCGCGGTGACGAGCGACGGCAAGCGCATCGGCGCTCTTCGCGATCTCGATAAAACCAAGAGCGGCGAGCGGCGCTTGGCTCTTTGGCTTCGTCGAATGTCGCGCCGTTTTCGGCAAGGCGCGAAGAAGCAAAGCGCCGGCTGGGTGGAGGCCAAGCACCACGTGCAGCGGCTCCATTCCGAGATCGCCGAGACGCGCGACGAGCTTTTACACTACGCCTCTCGCCGCGTCGTCGACTCGGGCGCCGCCGTCGTCGTGATGCGCGAGCCCAATGTCAGGGGCATGATCGGCAAGGCCGGTAAAACCGGCGAGGCCGCCCGCGCACGCAACGTCATTGCGCCGATGGTGAGCAAAGTCGGCTGGTACGAGCTAAGGCGCAAGGTCGAGTATAAGCAGCAGTGGGCCGGCGGCGCATTTGTCGAGGCCCCCGCCGAGATCGAATCGACCAAAACCTGTTCGGTGTGCGGGTCGGTCCGCGATACGGACCCTGGATACCCGCTTTTTCGATGCCCCTCGTGCGGGCATCAGGAGGACCGCGAGGCCAACTCCTCGAAGGTCCTACGAGACTACCGGCCGCCTTCGGGCGGTCCCGTGGGCGGCGATCGGGCAGATCGTCGCAAAACCGCGCGCAAGCGCGGCACAATGGCCGAGAGAACCGGCAAACCCGGGGGCGAGCAGTCGGCGCCAGCGGGCCCGGATGGGGTTGCGACAAGCCCCCACGGCTCCGGCAATGGGGCAGCCTCGCAAGAGGCTGAAACGGGCGCGGTGATCCGCGACCCAACCCGACCCCCGGGAGAACCCGGGGCACGTTTACGCGTTCCTTCTGCCACTGCGAGCGACGGAGGTCACGAGCCGATCGATTCCCAAGAAAGTTGCGTGTTTGCAAGCCCGCCGGATGGGCCGGACGGGGACCGCTCGCAAACCGCTTCGCAAGCCAGCGAAACCTCAGGTGGGTCGGCGTGAGCCCTTGCAATGCGCGAAGGAAAGCGTCGACGTGGTCACGCAAAGATCTCGGTCTAAGGAAGCAAACGAACATGACTTGCTTGCAATGCGCGAAGGAAAGCGTCGACGTGGTCACAGGCCGAACTCGCCGAATACACCCATCCGACGAACCCGCCTTGCAATGCGCGAAGGAAAGCGTCGACGTGGTCACAACGATGCGATTGAGCGAGCTGCACTGGCTGCCGGGAGGCTTGCAATGCGCGAAGGAAAGCGTCGACGTGGTCACGTAGTGTGTTTGGGATAGAAGGGTCCATTCTTGCAATGCGCGAAGGAAAGCGTCGACGTGGTCACTCCATGACCCGCATGGTGCGGGTGATTTGCCGACCACGCTCCCGCCGTGCCAATCTTCACGGGTAAAGGAGCGACGCAAATGGGGGGGGGAGCGGCAGTCGTAGCGATCGGAAAGGGCAACCCGCGAAAGCCCTCACTCGTGAAAGAGCAGCAGGGCACGGCGCGTGCGGATCAGAGTAACCCCGCCGAGCCGCGCCCTGATCCGATCAACATCTCCGCTCCGCCGCCCGGGATGACCAAAGAGCAAATCACCGCGTGGCACTGGTTCGCAAAGCTGGTCGACCCGATGCGGATCTCCACCGCCGGCGACCTCGCGGCATTCGAACTCATGGTGAAATCGTGGGTCCTCTGCGCGACAGCCGAAGACTCGCTTCGAAAGCCGATGGTCGTCGACGTGCCGCCGAAGAAGAAGCGAAAGAAGCTTCCCGACGTGGGGCCGCTTCTATACATCGAGTGGGGCGCGACCGTCGCGCGCGTGAAGCCGAGGCCCGAGCTCCTCATCATCGCGACGCACTCGAAGATCCTCCTCTACCAATTCAGTCGCTTCGGCTTGACCCCTGCCGACCGCTCGCGCGTGTCCGAGCTCGAGCAAGTGAGGCCGGGCGATAAGAAGGGCGTCGAAGAGTTTGAATGAATGAGGGCGACGCGCCCGGGTACGTCGAGATCGACGACCCGCATGTGGTCAGGGCGATCGAGTACGCGCGCGCCGTCACCGCCGGCGACGTCGAGGCGTGCGTGCTCACCGTCGCCGCGTGCCGCCGCCAACTCGGCGACCTCGAGACGTGGGCCAACGATCCCGCGTATCCCTTTCGCTTCGACGTCGCGCTCGCCGGCAAGGTCTGCCGCTTTCTCGAGCTCTTGCCGCACGTGAAGGGGCCGAAGGCCAACAAGGGCGAGCTCCTCGTGCTCGAGCCGTGGCAGTGCTTCGTGGTGACGACGCTCTACGGGTGGGTGGCGAAGGTCGGTGAGCGCGCGGGCAAGCGGCGCTTTCGCCGCGCATACATCGAGGTCGCCCGCGGCAACGCGAAGAGCACGCTTCTCGCTGGGCTACTTCTCTACTCGATGCTCGAGGGCGAGCAGGGGGCGGAGTGCGTCTCCGCGGCGACCAAGCATGAGCAAGCGGCGATCGTGTTCGGCGTGGCGCAAGCGATGCTCCGAAAGCGGCCCGACCTTCGCGGGCGGCTCGGCTTTCGCGACACGACGCACCGGCTGCTCCACCGAAAGAGCGGCGGGCTCGCCTTCCCTTTGAGCCGCGACAGCAAGACGCAAGACGGGCTGAACATCCACTTTGCATGCATCGATGAGCTTCACGCGCACAAGACGCGTGAGACGTATGACGTCGTGGAGACGGGCACCGGCAAGCGGGACAACTCGCTCCTCGTCGTCATCACGACGGCGGGCACCGATACGAGCGGGATTTGCTACGAGATCCGATCATATTGCCAACAGGTACTCGAGGGGCGCGAGACGGATGATGCGCAGTTCGCGGTCATCTACACGCTCGATGATTCGGACGATTGGGTCGATCCTCGCACGTGGCTGAAAGCCAATCCGAATTGGGGCGTGTCCGTGCAGCCCGAGGTGGTCGAGCAACTTGCGCAAAAGGCCAAGGCCGTCGCGAGCGCGCAGAACAATTTCAAGACCAAGCACTTGAATGTGTGGTGCAACGCGCACCACGCATGGATGAACATGGTGGCGTGGAACGCGTGCGGCGACACAACGATGCGGCTCGATGACTTCTTGGGTGAGCCGTGCTTCGAAGCGCTGGACCTGGCCAACACGATCGACATTTGCGCCCGGGCGCTTCTCTTCTGGAAAGACCTCCCCCACAGGAACGAGGGCAAGCGCGCCGCCGGCGAGCTCGAGCGGCACTGGTACGCGTTCACGGTGCACTACCTTCCCGAGGAAGCGATCGACGCCGGCCGAAACGCCTCGTATCAGGGCTGGGCGAAGATGGGGCTTTTGAAGACGACACCGGGTAAGGCGCTCGACCTCGATGCGGTGCGCGACGATCTCGAGGCCGACCGCGGCAGGTTCGAGATCCGCGAGATCCCCTTCGACCCCTACCAGGCCCGAAAGCTCGTTTCCGAATGTCTGAAGCTCGAGCTCCCCATGGTCGAGTTTCGAATGACGGTTCCCAACATCTCCCCTCCGATGAAGGAGCTCGAAGCGCTCGTGCTCGATGGGCGCTTTCACCACACAGGGGATCCTTGCCTCAATTGGCAGATCTCGAACGTCGTTTGCCACACGGACGCGAAGGACAATATCTACCCGCGCAAGGTGCGCGCCGAACTCAAGATCGATGCGGCCGTGGCGCTCATCATGGCGCTCGGCCGGGCAGTAGTGTACGAATCGGAGCCAGATCCCTATAGTGAGGGGCGGGGTTTTTTGACACTATCGGCGTAGGGGGAGGGCGAGCGGGGGGGATGGCGACGATGCCGTTGACGATGACGGTCCGCGTCAAGACGAGTGCATTCGACAAGATCGATGTGCTCGCCGGGCTCGGCATCGCTGCCCTTTCGACCGGTACTTGGCGCGTCTTCGGGTGGGGATGGGCGCTTATTGTGCTCGGCTGTCTCCTCCTGGCCGGAGCTATCATGTTCGCGTTTGCGTGGGCGCCGAGCGAGACAGCGGGCGAGCGTCGTGCCGATCCTTCGTGACTTCGCCCGCTCCATGCGGGCCGCCCTTCGGAGCGTGCCCGACGATCCCTATCGTGTGATGCAATTCTTGCCGGTGCCGCTCATGCCGGCCGGCATCCACGTCACGATGGACACGGCGCTCCAGATCGCCGGCGTCTGGGCGTGCGTCGATGCGATCAGCTCGGCGCTCGCCTCGTGCGCGTGGCTGGTGCTCACGCGCGACGACCGCGGGCGAAGGAAGGTGCTTCCCGAGGACCCCGCGAGCTACCTGCTCAACGTGCGGCCCAATCCCGACATGACGGCCATCGCCTTTCGCGAGGCGATTCTCTTCATGTGTTTGACGTACGGTAACGGGTACGCCGAGATCGTGCGCGACCTCGCGAACCGTCCTTCGGCGATCTGGCCTCTCATCCCTGACCGCGTGACGCCTCGCCGGCTCGACAAGGCCCAGGGCTACACGCTCGTGTACGACTACGCGAACCCGGACGGCTCGTTCACGACGCTGCCGGCGAGCGATGTGCTCCACTTCCACGGTCCGGGGATTCACGGGCTCATGGGAGACAACCTCGTCGCGAGGATGGCCAAGAGCATCGCACTCGCCGCGGCGCACGAGCGGTTTGCAAGCACCTACTTCGGCAACAACACGGTCATCGGCGGCTGGATTGAATATCCCAGGGTGCTCGGTCCGGAAGCCCACACGCAAATGCAAAAGAGCTGGGAGGACCAGCACAAGGGACCGGACAAGGCGCACAAGGCGATCATCATGGAGAACGGCGCGAAGTATCACGCGGTCGACTCCAACGCCGAGAAGGCGCAACTCATCGAGTCGCGGCAGTTTCAATTGGAAGAGATCTGCCGCTGGTACAAGGTGCCGCCGCACAAGGTGCAGCACTTGACCCGCGCGACGTTCAACAACATCGAGCACCTCGGGCTCGAGTGGGTACGCGATGGTCTCACGCCGTGGGCCATGCGGCTCGAGCAGGAAATCGACTTCAAGCTCTTCCCCGCTCGCGGACTCGCGAGACGCACCAAGCTCGACATGGCGTGGCTTACGTACGGGGACGCGAAAAGCCGCGCCGAGTACTACAAGATCATGCGCGAGGCTGGGGCGTTTACCATCAACCAGATCCTCGAAAAAGAAGGCGACAATCCCATCGGCGACGAGGGCGACGTGCGCATCGTCCCGCTCAACTTCCAAACGATTAAACAGATTCTCATCGCCGAAGAGAACGCGGAGCTTGCACTTGAAGCCGCGCAAAAGCTCGCTGACAGCCCCGAGGCGGACGACACGGCACCGGTCGACCCCGAGGAAGACATCGGCGAGACCGACCCGAACGAAGAGCGCGGCGACATTGAAGAGAAAAGCAAAAGCGCCGCGGCACTTCGTGAAGCGGTCGCCCTGAACTTTGCCTCGACGTTCGCGCACTACGAGCGGCGTCTTGCCAATCGCCGCGCCGATCTCGAGCGGCGCCAAGCGCCCGAGAAAGTCGAGTCGAACCTTGCGAGCGAGCGCGTGGCCCTTCGCCCGCAGATCCTCGCCGAGAGCACGGCCACCGTCGAGCTTTGCCGCCGCATCACGGGGCAAGTCCTCGAGCTCGACGCGCCCATCCTTCTCGCGCTCGACGAAATCGACAACGGCGCCGACCCGCGGACTGTCGCCGCGCGGCTCGCTATTCGCATTCTGCCGGCGACAACGACGGAGCGAGCCGCATGAGACTCAAGCGATCCAATGGGACCTTTCCCTTCCCCACCGACCTCGTGCCCGCGGCGCTTGAGCCGGCCGCGCCCAATCCATCGCGACCGCGCGCGGCAGCTGGGGGGAGGTTCTTCGCTCGCGCGAACGCGAAAGAAAAGACCGGCGAGCTTTATCTCTACGACGTCATCGGCGGCTACTGGGACGGCATCCACGCGAAGGACATCGTCAAGGCGCTCGACGAGATGGGCTCCGCCACCAAGACGCTCAACATCTACATCAATTCGCCCGGTGGCGAGGTGTTCGAAGCAGTCGCGATCATGAGTGTGCTCGAGCGGTTCGATGCGACGAAGAACGTCTACATCGACGGCATTGCTGCCAGCGCTGCGTCCTTCGTTGCGATGGTCGGCGACACGATCACGACGGCGAGTAACGGCATGTGGATGATCCACGAGCCGTGGGGCTTCGCGATGGGGCCGGCCAAGGACATGCGCGCGACCGCCGACGTGCTCGACAAGATCCGCGGCACGATGATCGACATCTACGCGAAGAGGACCGGCGCGAAGGCCGACGACATCTCGCAGTGGCTTGCCGATGAAACGTGGATGACCGCGGCCGAGGCGAAAGAGCGCGGCTTCACCGACGAGGTCACCGAGGAAGAGAAGTCGACTGGGCAAGACGTTGCCGCCGCGTACGCGGACGTCATTGCCGCGTACAAGCACCCGCCCGCGAAGTACCGCCCGCCGAGCTCGCCGAGTGACGCGCGGCTCGCAGCGGCCGAGGCGTATGCGATGAGAGTTCGAGCCGGGGCCAGCCCCGGTGCGAAGCGCGAAGGCCAGCCGGAGCGCGTGGGGCAATCAACGACACGATGACGGGGCAGCGCTTCGTCTGAATTGGGGAAAGACAAATGAGACTTCACCATCAACTTTCAAGACTGCTCGCGGTGCTGGCCGCGGTGCCGATCTGCGTTTACGCGGATGCGCGCAATCCGGTCGTCGCGATCGAGGAGCTACGCAACAAGGTTTGCGCGCTCGTCGACCGGGCCAAATCGATCAAGGCTACCGCCGACGCGGACAACCGGCCCATGACGGACGAGGAGAGCCGC